GTGCTAACACCGATGATTGATTCGTCATTGATTTTGATGCCTTTTGATGTATAAGGTATCTCGTCTCTATACACATAGCTTCTTGCACTAATATTGAAAACTGTTACTCGACCATCTTTAGCAGTTAGACTATCATAGTCTAACGTGTCAGAAATGGTTATAAATTCATCATTAAGAACTTGACTCGGTGCCCTTCTTTCGTCTTGCTCATTGTAAGGTCTATAATCTAAGATGTCTTGATTTAAACCTAAAACGTTGGGTTTGACTTGCTGGTCAACATAGTTTGTTTCAAAATTCTCTTGCCATTGGCCAGATGAGATATAGACAATATTCTTTCGTTTAATAATATTCAGCCCATATCTTATCTCGGCACCCTGTGCAACAGAAAAATTTGGCTGCGATGGAGCAGAAGTCGGTAATGGACCAGACTCGTTGAAAAGACCCTTATCGTAAAACGGTGTCACATCGCCTCCCTATGACTCAAAAGTATCAACCTCATTAATTCTATATGACAGTGATATTCCCATTGATCTCAACGACGATTCTTCATAATAGTATCTCATCTTGGATCTTTCTAGAATGTGAGGCTCTACGACATAGATGATGCCTAGAAACTTGGTTCTTGTTGACAAAGTCTGCTCAATCATGCTGCTCAGGGCTGTGTCAACCCATCTGAATATGTCATATGTCCTCATAACATCAACATTGTCTGTCAGTCTATTAAAATAGATTGAATTAAGGTGGTCAAACCTAAAGTAGTTGTCGCTAAAGTTCAATACAGAATTGCCTAAAGCATCATCGATGTATTGTGGATTTCCTACAGTTGACATAATGTCATCGTCAAGTGCTTTGACAACTGAGTGCTCTATTGCAAATCTAACATCATCGACAATCTCATCTGTGTCATATATCTCATGTGCAGGTCCCTGCACAGTATAATCAGGATCAGTCTCTAAAACCTGGTTTAGTCCTCTAATTCTAACTTTGTTGTTGACTTGCTGCAAATCAAATCTTGGTGACAAGCGCGATGTAATAAGACGGTATGGCTTTATTACGCTCTTATTTGGTTCAAATCCAGAACCACTAAAATGTAGAGCATTCTGACTGAAGTCAAATAATCTAATATTGCCAGATCCATCTGAGGCTGTTGTCGCTTGATCGCAGTTAACGTCGAATCTAATTCTTTGGAAGGCCCCTGTTTGCACTAGGTCAAAGCCTAAACCTTTCTCTGGATCATTCGTGCCTATGTTAGATGAATTTCTAGCATGCTCTATGAATGATATGCTGTCGATATTTGTGGACCAAAATCTAATATTTGAAACTTTTCCCGTAAAATTAGTAAAAGTATAGTCTGAGCTTTTTCCATTAAGAAATATTGTTGATGGCGGTATGCTTTGTGATCCTATTACAACATATGATCCTGATGCATTGCTGGTTGAGCTAGCATTACTCATGATATTTGTAGTTGTCTCAAAAACATGGGATGATGTCGTAAAAAGAGTGGTTATAGATCCCACTTGTTGTGCGCATCGTAGCGTGTAGCTTCCGCTGTTGGTTAGACCCAGCGCGTCGCCTCTTACTTTGTCGAAACTCACATGCCAGCGCTCACCATCTAGAAGATTCACGCCGGTCAGTATCAAATTGCTTTGTTCTGGGCTTGTCGAAGTTGATGTTATGAATGAACATGTTAAGCTTCCAGTTATGTTATTGTTTTGATTATAGACTATATTCAACCATGTGAGAGGATGTGTAGCATTGCTGCCTGTGACAAGAAAACGGACAAGGCTTTGTTTTTTAGGATGTGCAAGGCGCTTATCAAAGACATACGAAGCTTCAAAGCTAAAAGAACCGCTGGTCATTAGACCGTCGCTAGAATTGTTTGAGATGCCTCTTGGTGGATATGTGCTCGCGTTGACAAATCCGCCAATCTGCTTAGGGAAGCCAATCTCACTCCGGGAAGCGCTAAGATAAGATCCAACAATTCTAGGAGAGACCGTAGCAAATCCATTCGCATCGACAGGCAGCAAACCTAGCTGCTTGTCAAGGCTTCCTGAGAAGTCTAGAATTGACTTTACTTCAATTATCTGCTCTTTTTTATCATCTATAACAGTGTCGCCAGACTGCCCTAGCTCTCTTATGATGAAAAAGTTTTCAGGAACTATTCCAGATGACAAGAATATTGATCTTATTGCTGCAAGAGTTCCTTTTGAAGAATTAACATAGGGTGTGTTTGCAAGAATTCTACGCCAGAGAAGGCTTCTAATGCTCTTAAGCGCAAGGCTGTTGACTTGACTATCATCGTATGCGCCATTGAATGAAAATTGGTTAGTTGATGACTTGGCAAAAAAGTTTGGCAAGTCGACGCCAAGATAGTCCGCCACAAATGGAATCATTTGATCGCTAACGCTCTCTGTGTCACCTAGCTCAATTGATAGCAATGATGACATGCTATCAGCAAATTGTTTAATTTCATCCATCGGTATTGAAATAACATTGAGCATTTTCACAAGAGCAGAAGTTTCTGCAATATTGCCTGTTCCAGGAACCGATTCCTGTGCAGGTGGTAAACCTAGACCTGCGTCATATGATGACAATCCTGCTGCATTTGCGCTTTCAACAAGAATATGACGAGGTATTAGATCAAAGATAATGTTAGGATTTATGACGTCATATGATGACGCGCTGCTGATCAGCGTTTGAAATAGGCTTGTGACTTCGCTATGATCGGCAAATAGTATTGGACTGTATTGCGCACTGCTTTGCATCATCTCATTGCTAATCGATGATGTTGTCCTTAGCGCCTGATTGTAATTTTGGATGTATGAATGTAAGCATTTACCTGATTGATCTAGCGCCACATTATTAAGGTTATATGATCCTGATGGCTCATCAAATCTAAAGTATAGCAGTAGTCCTGTTGAACCGTATGTTTGAGAATTTGAATACGCATCAATCTCTGGCTGTGGTCTATCGCCCCGATATAGTCTAAATTCATCAAGCGCACCACTCAATGTTTGAACTGGTTCAAAGTCATAATCAATAATTGTGTGCCTTGAGCCACTGCCAATTGTTAGACTTTGTGTGCCGAATGTTAGTATTTCAAAATCTTGTATGTCTGATGATGATGCTATAAGAACGTTATTGTCATAAATTAGAGATCTCTTGCCGTCGTCTTCTGTATCTAATCGTGCTCTTATGTGACTAAATTGTCCCTTATTGATCGTGCCTGATGCAACTAGATAAGAATCTGATGCTGATGATACTAAAAATAGAAGTTTGCAACTATCTGTCGATATTGAGTGGCTAAGCGCGAGAGTAAAGCTAGCGCCTGTGCCCATTCTTTGGGCGATTATTTGATTATCATTAGCGATGCTAGGGACATATATTTGTGTCTCAATTTCAAATGGACTGCTAGATAGGTCTAGCTTGTCTTGGCCTGTTGCACCAGGTGCATCTGGAAAATTTTTACCCGCTATAGGACTAACATTAATGTATGTTCCTTGCTGGTAGCCACCTGTCCAACCAGAGAAGAATAAGTAACCTACATTCTTTGGATAAGAGTCATAGACATATTTCTCAAATCCCGTCAAGGAGTTAAGAAAATCATCAATGTCTGACAAAGATCCTGTATAGGGAAATTGATTTAGAATTTTGTAGAATGCGACATCTGTCTTTGATCTAGCAGAAGAAAAAAATGTGTGACTTTCAAACTTAGAAAAGTCTATTGACAATTGCTGTGTTGACTTAATACCTGATTTAAATGAGTCTAGTTTAAACGAATTATTTGATGTGCTTCGTCCAAATAGCGCGTCATTGCTCACATTTTTACTAACACCATTTGTGGTGCTAGCGGCTGTCTTGCCTGCGAATAAGCTAGGTCTGGTTCTTAGGCGTGGCATCAGTCAACTCTAAACTTTGCTGCGACATCATTAATTACTATCTCTTGTCCCTTGTCCACAATTTTAAAATCAAATGTATAAGTCCGACCGCGTGGAAGCGAAGACATGTAAAAATCAAAATAATGAGAAGTTGAATCATTTGACGTGACAGTTCCAGGATCATGGAATGGTATTATAACATCGCCACTTTCAAAGTCTCTTACTCTGTAAAGACATTGGTTTACTATTACACCCGTATTTTCAATCGGCGTCTTAACATGAACAACTTCTCTGTTGAAATCAGAGATGAATAGTCTAAATCTAGACTTTTCTGTTAGATTGTATGCTGATCTCATGTTTGTAATATTGACATAGTATCTTTCGGGTGTTTGTGAGAAATACGTAGCACTTCTCTGGTTCACTAAAAGAGAGCCTGTTGCAAACTTGACCGTCGTATCATTTGATAACCAGTCAACTCCAAAAAGTAATCCTGGATAATTGTTACCTGTCATATAAGATCTAATATCATTATCAAATGAATTTACTAAAAATGATGATGAGTATATCCCGGTCACATAATGATTGCCTATTTTGTGTTGAGATGCGTTAAAAATCCTCGATATGGAACCTGACGTTAGCTTCACTTTCAAGCAGTTTTGACCAACAAGCGACGTCAGTGATGATCCTGACGTTAAATTGGATGATTGACCCAATGTGTAAGAGTTTAAAAATATAGATCCTGACGTGTTAAATTCGAAAACTTGTGTGCAATCCTTAATCACGTCATTATATGAAACTATTAGTTCTGGCCGTTTAGCTGTGTTTGTTGTATTCCTTGAGGCAAATCTTTTTACAAATCTAGTCTTGGAATCTGCTTCTTGTGCAGATATAAATGAAATTCTAAATCCTGAATCGGGTAGCTGGTTACTAAGCACACCTGATATAATACGTGTTACATCAACATCAAAATCTTCTTCTCCTGTCTCGAATGATTGCGAGGCAGCAAATGATAAGATGCCGGAACCGTCATTTAAGTCGCCTTGCGTGAAATAATCCAAGCCAGCTGCGCCTAAAGTCCCACCTGCTCCGGCGCCCTCTGCGCTCCAAGTAACGGTTGTCTGGATAGTTGATGCCGTGATATAGTTTACTACATCAATGTCTTCAAATCTTACAATATCTCTACCACTACCCTCATCAAAACTTTTTGACAAAGGATAGGCAACTAATGTAAAATTTGAAGGTGTTGTCTGTCCACCATAGACATCATGCATATAAAGTCTGCACTTAAAGTTTGGTGAGCTAAGATCAAACTCTCCTTGTGCTAGTGATCTACTTAATTCGCTTATGTCAAAGTGTATTAACCCTCTAGAGATCTCAACAGGCGTAGATTCTCCGCTTATTATATTTTCATCATAAAGCTTAAATAAGTCGATAGTGCCAGCCTGTCCTGTGTTAGAATCAACGGCGCGCAATGTCGGAGATATAATCTTATTTGTAATATAGGCATCTTTATCAGATTGAAAGACTCTATACATGTTACCTCCTAGATCGCATTGCCAACTATGTCATTATCTGGATATTTGACTTCAAATATCCCACCGGTTGGCGGCGTGAGAGCGCCTCGCCTTATCGTCAAATCAGCGCTAAAACCAGAATATGTTCGTGTTGAAGATCCTGTTTCAGTTTCGCTCTTAATAACAAACTTATAATTTTCTAAACTAGTTACGCCATCTTGATTAATTATTAGGTTTATGACATCGGCCACCTGGATCGAGCCATTTATATTCATGTTAGATGTCGACATATACTCAGCGAGACTGTTGTTGATTCTAGTAATGATTGCGCTCTTATCCTCTCTAGGATCAACAACAACTGTGTATCTAAAGCCAATATTGATGACTCTAGCATCAAGAACATCAAATGCGTCTGATATTACTCTAAACTCATTCAAGTATGTAGAGATATTTCTCTTCAGTGCATCAGGTGATTGTGTTAAATACCCATCTTTGTCACGACTAATCACAAATAAGATTGAAGATAGGGGGTTAACAGGGTTTGGTGATATGCCAATCCTAAACGCTCTTCCAAAATTTGTAGGCATCGTGTAAACTCGTGCAAGAAGATCTTCTTTGGTCACGATCCTATTTTGAGCATTTCTAACATCTAGCGCAATCGCTCTAAGTTCCTCAAGTGTAGGCGCATTCTCGCCTCCAGCAGCTGACGCTACATTATTAACTGTAATAGATGATCTTATAGCAGCAACTTTTGTGGGTGATGTTGTCTCATTAAACACGGTAATTAAATTAGTCACGGTCTTAATTGTATTGGATGCAACATTGTGAGATACGCCGCCCCCATGTCTATATCTCACTCTAATGGTCGTGTTAATTGGCGTTATTCCTAAGCTCTGTGAATTTAAAAGTGTATTTGGATCTATGCTCGATCTAGAAAAAGATCTTCTATCACCAAAGAGCGGAACAGCGACCTCGCTTGGGTCTGGTAAAATATCATTATCAAGTGAGTTTGCATTTCCTGACCCAAAGACAAGAGTAACGACACCTGAGTCTATTGTTGCTCTAGAAACAAATCTATAAGGTGCAGGAACTACGGCGAGAGAATCATCTACAACATCACTATCGTCGCCTAAATTTCTTGTTGCAAGAAAGACCGTGTCTTGAGCAAGCGTGTCTACTTCGTAGTAATCATTTCCTTCGCTGTCTTTAACAAGAATGATCTCACTGACATTAGGGTTGTTTAAAGTTATAGTCTTGAAGGGAGTAAGATCAGAACCAAACGTAAAGCTCTCTTCAGAAGTATTTCCAGATGCACATGTGCCCGATCTAGTGACAAGATATGATGTTGGGTTGCCATCTGATCCTGTAGCTGCTATAGTGTAAGTGGCAATATATTCATCTCTGGAATTTGTCTCGCTAAAGTCAACATCATTTGATAGCGTAAAATTAATACCTGTGTTTGACCTTACAGTTGTTCCTGACCTGACGATGGGTAGCTGCGCATTTTTAGGGTAGTATCCCCCATCAATTAGCTCGGAATCTACTCTAAATGTAAAATTTACATCGCAGTAAGCGGGTGACGCACCCTTTACTTTAGTTCCTGTTAGTCTAACTAATCTCTCAACATTTTTTCGCTCAACTGCAGTATCAAGTCTCAGTTCATTAAACTGGTGGTCCAAATAGAATGATGTAGTATCGCCAACAAACGCGACTAAGTCAAGAAGCATGCCGCCGACAGATGCTTCAGAAAAATCCTGAATTTTGTCAGGAAAATAAGTCTGTGCATATTGCAAGAGCTCAGTCCTAAAGCTGTCAAAGTCTCTAGCTAGATAGTTTCTTTGTCGCTTTAGTTTTAAATTTTTCTTGACGTTAGTGATTGACATTGTCATCCTATATTCGTTAGAATAATCTCAATTTGCTTTGATGTGTTTGAGAGCCTAGGTATAGAAAATTTTACCAGTATTTTGATCTTTGATATTGCGTTTTTATCCGTATTCAAGACTTGAGACTCAAATGTGTCAAGGCTAATGTATGGCATATACTTCTCAGTTGTGTCCTTGATTAAAAGTATTGCACGTTCATCATACTCTATAGATGCGACTCGTTCTGTCAGCAAAGATCTAAGATTTCCACCAAAGTCATAAAATGGCAACCGCTCACCATGATTTGTCAACAACATGTTTCGAAAATTATCAATAACTTGCAAAATTGGCAATGTTGACATTTCAAACGGGCCACCGACCCGTCGTGATGTGACAACAGGTGTCACTATTCCAATAGGAACAGGCTGCCGCTCTTGAACAGAACGAACATTGCTGTTTAGATCACCAACACTTTTAAAGCTTATTGCTGCCATCGTTACTAATTATCAAGAGATCAAGCTACACTTGAGATAGTGCGCTAGATTGCACCGATCAATCTTGCTGCTGACAATGCGATTAATCCCGATCCCATGAAAAAAGATATCAATGTGACAGCTAGATACTTGACAAAATAAACAACAGACTGAATTATTGAGGCTGTTTCTAGGATGGCGACATTTAATATGCTTATAACGCTCGTAATTGCATCCCAAACAATGCCTATCAGTGCATTAACAAGGTCTGTTATTCCTTGAGCAACATTGATCAACAGTGTTTTAAGCGCATCAACAATTCTAGAAGCAGCTTGAACACCATTAACCACTTG